CCATCAGACCTAACGAGGTGTTTGAGTCTGACGAGGAGTTGAGTTATCACTTCTTAAAAAGTCTGAATAAGCAGCCTGTGAAGAAGAGAGGGAGGAAACCTGTAAAAACTTCACAGAAAGAGGTGAAAGATGGCAACAATAATAAGTCCTAAAGTAACGACATACGGCAACAGTTTTAGTGATGTAGCCAGTGAAAATCTCAACGACCACAACAGCCCTGATACTGAAGAGATCGATCTTGATAATTTAAACAAGTCCAAGGCGTCTGTAGAGGTAGAGTTCACTGAGTTTGAGGAGCAGATAAAGGATTATGCTCTGGGATCTTTAGGTCACCCAGTTGTTCGTGTTGAGCTTACGGACTTTCAACTAAAGTTGTGTCTTGATGAGGCAGTAACAGAACTTGATTATCACTCTCCTCATTTTACAAGACAGTTCGCCATGTTTGAAACCACAGCGGGCTATAACTTATACAAGATACCTTCTTATATTCTAAGAAACCTTTCTTATGTTACATATAAGAAGAACCTCTTAAGCATTCAATCTCAAGCTGGTACACTTGAGTTTGATTTCTTTCTAAAGTATTTCCAAGACAACTACATCTTCGATGATTTTAGCATCGGAGACTTCTACCTACTGCAATCTACACTTGAAACCACTCGTAGGGTTCTAAGTCAGGAGGGCGGGTTTGATATAGTGGATGGTCAATATCTACAACTATATCCTCAGCCCGCAGTAAACGATGTAGCTATCCTTGAATACCGTGGACTTAACTCAAAGACCATGAGCCCTAAGATGAGAAACTGGGTTCAGAAATATACAACTGCTTGTGCCAAGGAACTTCTTGGTCAGGTCAGAGGTAAGTTTGCCGTGGTCCCAGGACCAGGAGGAGGAACTCAACTTAACGGTCAGATGCTCATGCAGCAGGCTGCACAAGAAAAACAAGCTCTCAAGCAAGAGCTTCTCAACGAGGTTGAAGAGCCTCCCATGTTTACCACAGGCTGATGTCAAGAAGATTTAAGGTAAATAGGAACATGCCAAGGCTCCCAGAACTGGGAGGGGCTACTCCTCTGTCCTTTTATGATCCAGAAAACCCTGATGTAAATCTATTCAACCTTGTTGATGATGAGATTATTAGGATTTCAGGATCTCCTTTAAACTACTTTAAGCAGCTTGTTAATGAGAACTTTGATGATGTTTATCTTGAGTCTCCTACTAAGACAATAACATCTGATCCAATCGTTGTCCATGGTTACTACGAACCAACAGTTGTAGAGGAAGTGTTATCTAACTTTGGTATTGAAATAACCAACGATCAATCATTTATCTTCAACAAGACCTACATGGAGTCTGCTCTCGGACGGATGCCACAGATAGGTGACCAAATAAAACCCTTTTTCCAGAACCAGAAGTATGAGATCACTGAGGTTCAGGAAGATAGCTTCGAGATATATGGCGTCTATCACCTTGTATGCACAGCCAAGATCCTCCGTGATGATGAAGGTGTGCTCAATCAAGACACTTCGGATAGGGCCGATGATGTGGGAGGTTACATAGACATTGAGTAATTACTTTGAAACCACGGAGAATAACTTTACTGGACAAAGGTTCGGCAAGCATCGTGACGCTTATGAGATAACAGACAGAGCCTACTTCACAGACAGGGTTGAGAAGTTATCCAAAGAACTAAAAGTTTCTCCAACATATTACAAGGAGGTTCTGAGAAGTTTGTTAGCTTCTATGCGGCTATCGTATATTGATGAGCAGGCCGAAAGGAGGGATGTTAAGCTACATCATGGTCGCCAAGAGCGACTTGTGGCTAAGAAGTTCCAAGAGAATAATATCGTCCTGCCTTACACGACAATATATCAATCCTCGATAGAAGAGGATCCTCAAAGGAGAAGGACCTGGAATGTTCTGATTAAAGAATCAGTTTGGGATGACAGAGAACGCAGGGCAAAGAGAATTGTTTCTTACCCTGATGTGCCTGTTAAGCTTAATTACACTCTAAGCATGTGGACTAAGTATGTTTCTCACATAGATCAATTGGCATCTTCTGTCAGACTTATGTTTAATCCTCACAAGAACCTGATGATACAAGAAGATCACATGCTAAAAGCCTTCCTGCCATCCGAGGAGGACATTTCTACAACCTCGGTAGGAGACAAGGAAGAGCGGCTAATTCAGAAGAATTTCACCATAGAAGTACAGGGATACTTACCCAGCCCTAAGTTTTTACTAACAAATACAGGGGCTATAGAAAAAATAAAATCAGAATTTTGGGTGTGAAATAGAAAAAACAAGCTTCAAAATAACTAACTATGTATAGAGGCAGATTATGAAAAGCATAACCAACCATTCACTACAGACCTTTCAGATATTCCTGAAGTTTCCTCAGGGTTCTAAGTCTGTATTCATAAAACCAAAAGAAACTATTATTGTTCCCGAGTCTGCGATTTCTCGTCAGATAAGAATCATGGAGAACAGACGAGTTATCAAGATAAAATCTGCCTGAGGAGTAAATTATGCCCACTTATGTAAGCCCTGGTGTCTATGTTGTTGAGAAGGATACAAGTCAGTATCCCGCTTCTATTAATCCAAGTGTTGTTGGCATCGTAGGATTCGCTTCCAAGGGTCCTGTTGATAAGGCAACTCTTATAACAAACGGTGAGAGACTTGTAAAAGTCTTCGGTCAACCTGACGAAGATATCGTCGGTCAAGGTCTTGAAGGTGCTCTTGAAATCCTTGAGGCTACCAACTCCCTTTACTTCGTTAGATGCGCTGCTACAAGTGCTGTCGAAGCAAGTGCTGCCATTCAGATGGGCTCCTGCCCCTCTGTAGCTGTGAGTGCTGGTGTAGGAACTACCTCTGCCCTAACTCTAAAGATAAATGGTACAGACGGTCTTGGTAACAGACTTTTCAAAACTGACAAGAAAATAACCTTGAGTCTAACCAGCACTATTGACACCACTACCTCGGCACTTCTAAACAAGCTCGGCGGTGCCAATACTCCTGGAAGTCCAATCGGTGTTTACGACAACGGCACTTCTTCTTTTATTGTTAATAACTACGCTGGAAGCGCCGCCACTCTTGAGGTTTCGGCTTACACAGATATTGCTGCCACTAACCTTGCAGGAGGGGGCGCAGATTCCCCTCTTGCGGTAATCACTTCTGCTGGAGATAATGGAAACCCTACAGCCAGCGCCTTCGCAAGTGGAATCACCTTCGACAAGTTAGAGGATCGCTATGCTCTTGAGGCTCTTTACCCTGGAGCAGGATACAACCACACCACTAAACTTGACGGAACTGAAACAGGCATCTCCATCTCGGTCACCACCGCTGGCGGAACTCGCTCTACCATAAATGTTTTAGAGGATGGAGCCACTGCTGAGAGCTTTGAGGTTGGTTTCCTTGATGATGAGTTCTTTATCGAAACTGTCATCAACACTGGGGCCGAAAACCTCAAGTCTGCCATTGTAAAAGGTAATGTTGAACAGGATGCTGATACTTTAGCCCTAACCAAAGCCTCAAGCTTTAGCGATAAAGTTACTGCTCTTGGATTCACTACTGTCGATGGAACTACAGGAAATGGAACCGCTGTCAACGGCGCAACTCCAAGATTCATCAAGCTTGTTCAGCAGAGTGGCGTTAAGTTTTCTGGAGGTACAAACGGTATCCCCGACTCAACTGACACAACTAACATAGCTGACCTTCTTATCGGTGAGATTACTGACACTGGTAAGACTGGTATGAAGGTTCTTGATAACGATCTTCTAAACCTTGGCATGGCTGCTGTTCCTGGAATCAGTGATGATTCTGTACAGAACGCGCTGATTACAATAGCTGAAACCAGCCAAGAGTTCTTAGCAGTCGTTTCTCCTCCATACGCCATAGGTAGTGTACAGAACGCTATAGACTGGAGTAACGGTCTTGATGATGAGAGAACCTCAGCAATTAATAGCTCTTACGCTGCAATCTACTGGCCCTGGGTCAAGGTCTTCAGCACTTTTGATGCTACAGACAGATGGTACGATCCTGTGATCTTTGCTATTAGACAAATGTGCTTCACAGATGCTACCTCTGAGTCTTGGTTCGCTCCAGCAGGCTTCACAAGGGGCCGACTTACCAAGCCTACTGATGTAGAGGTTGGCCTTAACCAAGGTGATCGTGATCAACTTTACAGCGGTGGTAATGCTATTAACCCAATCGTTAATTTCCCACAGCAAGGCATCACCATCTTCGGGCAAAGAACTGCTCAGAGAAACCCCTCTGCTCTCGATAGAGTAAATGTCCGTAGAATGATGATCATCATTAGAAAGATCATCCTCAATTCTACAAGACAGTTTGTATTCGAGCCTAACGATCCTGCAACTTGGGATCAAATCAGAGGTGTTACTACTGCTCTTCTTGATCCAATCGCAAGAGGTCGAGGTATTACACAATTTAGCGTGGTTTGTGATGAAACTACAAACACGCCTGACAGAATTGATCGCGGCGAACTATGGTGTAAGGTTGTGATCAGACCCACAAAGACAGCAGAGATTGTTGTCTTCGAACTTAACCTAATAAATCAATCAGCATCAATTAGCTGATAGGAGATAATCATGGCAGAAACAAGTTTTTATGCAGATCAGCCTGCGGGCGGTGCAAATCAAGCGGCAACTAAAAGAAACCTTTATACACTGGAGTCAGGTCAGCTTCCAGTGGTTTCTACCAACCTTGATTCAGTAAGATCTTACCAGTGGGAAGTTAGATTCGACCTTACTCCTATGGGCAATGTAGACAATAACCTTCCCAATAGTTTCACTCTTGGTGCCAAGGTTGTTCAAGGTCTTGGTTACAGCTTCCAAGATATCGAAGTTCACAGAATGAACGATAGAGTCTACTACCCTGGAAAGGTCCAGCAAGAAGAAGTTACGATTACTTTCGACAACCTTCTCACTGGCGTTGGAAACCTACAGGATCCTATGGCAAACCTTCATACCTACCTGTCCACCGTATTTGATATGAACACAGGCTTCTACACTGAGAGCCCTACAGGAACATACAAATCTTCTCTTAAAATTCTTGAGTTTGATGGTCAGGGCAAGGTTCGACAGGTTATTGAGCTAAAGGGTGTTTACCCCAAGTCCTTCATGAAAGGAGAGAAGAACTACTCCACTTCTGAATTCGATACTATCGAGGTAAAGTTCCGCTACGACTTTATGGATGTAAGAGCAGCAAGTCTTGCAGGACTCATTGGTCTCTGATTTATAAGAGATTAATACTAACCCAACCCAGCACATGTTGGGTTGGGTTATTTAATATAATAATACAATGAAGTTCTTAGAAGAATTAGTGGAGAGTTACAAAAGGCTCAAGAAAGGCACTCTTGTACTGGAGCAAGAAGGCGGTAACGCCGAAGCCTTGGCACAAGCAGCTTTGGGTCAAGCAGGTGCCTCTAAAGCTCAAGCCAACAAAGTAGGTCCTAATGAAGTTCTTCTTTGGAGATCCAAGCCTAAATCAGGTGAAGCAGGACCAGGGTATGCAGCGATTATAAATGCTGGTAGGGGTCCGCAGGCTGCCACGATTGTAGATGGTAATAATAATAAAACTAAATACTGGCCCTTCTTTGTCAAGACCTTCGAAGGTGAGGGCTCAGGAAACTTTGAACCTCAACAAGATAACAGAGAGCAAGAGTCTGTAGAGGAACTAAACGGAGCCTATCACAATCTTGGATCCTCTGTAAAAAAATTAAGCGAAAAGATATTCTCAGCCATACCTAAAATCTTCTCACGCGATGCAGGAGTGTTCCAGAGAAAGGTGTACGCAGACTTTTTATCTAACTTGAATTCAAGTGTCAAGACCAAACTATTGAAAGGAATTGAAAAACACGATCTTTGGGTTGAACAGTTTGGAGATGATGACAGCGACGAGAGTACAGTTTTTAATAGAGAGCCTGTTCAGCCTCATCAGATGGAAGCTTGCATGAACAATCTTGGGGAGGTTGTGGATGTTCTTGAGGATATGAAGGCTGGTGGTAAGGATCCAAAGGTCACTCTACAGAGGCTTAGAAAACTCAAAGGAACCATATCCAGAAACGACAAAGGGCAAGTGTTTGTAAAGACTGATGCAGAACAGTTAGTAGGTATATCTCTAAACACATCTGAGAAACACATACTGACCGCCATCTTC